AGCGCCAACATGGAGAGAAGCCACTCAAGAGAGTGGCTTCTCTTTTTATTGTTTTGGAGGAAGGGATATAGTGCAGGCTATCCTTTTTGGTTGGATAAGATATATTGGTTCATATTTCGTTACGATCCGGTGAATTGAATTCAGTGGGGCAGTTGGAAGTACGTCACAAACAGATCGGATATCCAAATCAAGAATTTCTGAGTTTATTCAACAGGATATTCTATGAAAATTCTCGTATTTTATGTTGACAAACAGTACTTCAATATGGTAATATTATTCTTGCGTTTGAGAGTTAGACGTGAACTCATTATCCGGAGAGATGGCCGAGCGGTTGAAGGCACCGGTCTTGAAAACCGGCGATGTGAAAGCATCCGTGGGTTCGAATCCCACTCTCTCCGCCAACTGAATTTTTCCATCGACCTGCGGAAGTACCCAAGAGGCCGAAGGGGCTCCCCTGCTAAGGGAGTAGGGCGTGTAAAAAGCGCCGCGGAGGTTCAAATCCTCTCTTCCGCGCCAAGAAAAGCAAGAGAAAACATTGCGTTTTCCCTTGCTTTTTCTTTTATATCGTCTTGTTTTGCTAAGAAAAGTTCAATTCTTGCATTTCAGAAAATGCCTTTACCCCTAAGTTTACCCCAATTGGATTTTTTACCCCTAAAAACTGCGGAAAGAAGCTCCACCGGCTGGCTGACTGGTGGAGCTTTCTTTTATGCCTTTTTCAGCTTTTCATAATATGACTGCGTTCTTGCTGCGGTGTCCTTCATCATCTGTTCGGACGTGTGAGCATAGACGTTCAACGTGAAGCTCGCAGTGGCGTGTCCCATGAAGTCCTGCACACTTTTGATGTCCGCACCGCTGGCAATCATCACTGTGGCCGCTGTGTGTCGCAGATCATGCACACGAGCATCCGGGCGTCCGATGCTTGCAGCGATTTTCTTAAAATATTTGTAGAAGGTATGAATGGCAAGATGCGCACCCATTTCATCGGTAAAGACAAGGTTGTCGCTGTTCTTCCAGAGCTTACCGCCTTTGAGCTTGTTTTGCGCCTGCCGACGCTTTTCATCCCGAAGATATTCAAAGCAGAGCGGGGGCGGCTCGATCGTGCGCGGCTTGCCGCTCTTGGTGGTGTCGGCAATGTAGTAAGCGCCGTTCTTTTTCTTCTCACGCTGTAGCTGCTGACTGACGGTGATACGCCCTTTTTCAAAGTCGACCTGTGACCACGGGAGACCGAGCAATTCTCCCTCACGCAGACCGGCAAGCAGACAGACGGCAAGCGCGTTTCGATAAGGACTGTCCTCGATTGCTTCAAGGAACTTCGGAATGTCCTCATCACGCAGCGGCGCTATTTCGCGCTGTACCACCTTCGGCTGCTCTGCGGCGTCACAGGGGTTACTTACAATGATCCCCTGTTTCAATGCAACAGAGAGCGCCTTATGCAGTACGGCAGCGCAGTTCTTGACGGTCTTTCCGCTCAGCCCCTTCTTGGTCATGGCGTTATAAACCTTCTGGACGTGTGCGCCGCGCAGAGCTTGCAGCTCGATAGCGCCGATCTGAGGCTTGATGTAATTCTTTATACAAGCCTGATAGTGGAGGTATGTTGTCGGTTTGATCTTATTGGCGGCAAAGGTATCGAGCCATTCGTCAAGCCATTGCGCGACTGTCGTTTTTTGCGGTGTCAGATATGTACCGCGGTCGATTTCACGGAGAATGGCCGTCATCTGCTTGCGCACGGCGGCTTGCGTCTCACCGTAGATGCTGCGGCGGATCGGCTTTCCTGTGCCTGGGTCATTGCCGACGGTCACACGGGCTTCCCATCGACCGTCAGGCCGCTGCCGGATGCTACCGGCACCCGACGCGGCGCGCGTATTTGCTTTTCTTGGCATTGCTTTTTCCTCCTGCATTTGTTATGATTGGAGGGCAGTAGGCTTTCCGTTTGCTGCCCCTTATAACCGTCCTCGGTGCTGCAACACCGAGGGCGGTTTTTTACTTTTGTGTGCCTCGCTTGATCTTCTCAGCGGCATTGACGCCTTTGACAAATTTTTCGGCGCGTTTGACGGTGTTGCGCCCAATGTTATGCTCTTTTGCAATGGTTTCAGCTGTATCGCCTTTAATCAAAAGCCCATTTTGGGCCTTTGATTTTCTATCTCCGCCTACAGTCATTTTCTGCGCCTCGTACTGCCGACCGATCAAGTATGTCTTCTGTGCGCCTATTAGATTATTTACTCCATAGTTAAATGTTTATTTTTTGATTTTCTTTTTTTGAAAGAGTTCAACCAAGTTATGTATTGCGCCTCAATCTTAGGATCACTCTTTAATTTCTCTCGCCACTCTGCAGCCTCATTTGTGAACGCAAACAATGCTTGCTGCGCCTGGCCTTGTGTTGACGGCGGAGCTTCTTTTGCACGTCTTGCCATCATGGTATAGATGCTATGATAAATCCGTGCGGTTTCATTTCCCTTTTCTCGCAAAAGTTGCTTTTTATATTTTGCAGCTTGTTTGCAATTCATGTTGGGATATTCTTTACTACGGCGAATGCAATACTTTTCGTCAGCTTTTTTGGGAATAAACAGCTTTCCGCAATTTGCACAACGCTTTATTGTATAGCCATTTGTTGCGAGATAATGTAATTCAGCAACACATAATTGTTCAATAACCTCGCGAGTTAAACCACGAACAAAAAAACAACGATATAGATCACAAGTGATCTCTTTCCCGTTGTCATTCTGTTTAGCAATTCCGTGAAATGGAACTTCAAATCCATAAGAAATAACAATGTCTTCAAACATCTTCAAATCTAATGCTTTGTCACCTTTAATTTTTTCATCAAAGATTCTTTGGAACATTGATTGACACATTTTGGCAGCAGGTAAATTTACATCATATTTAAATTCTTCTGCGCCCCAATAAACATGATTTACTTCGGGCGAATCTTTTCCAAAGTCATCATAACTAATTTCTAAGTCGGAGATAAATGATAATAACGGATATCCGAGTTCAACAATTTTATATGATTTTTTCTCGGCCACACTTATTAAACACTCTTTATCGTAGCCACGCCAAAACTGTAATGTAATCATCTAATCCCCCACAAAGTTGATTCCCTTGTTATATAAAAAACGAGAAATAAACAAATAAACACAAAATTGCTTTCTTTCTAGTATTATATACTCAGAAAGCAACGATGTCAAGTTTGTTGTTGCTGTCATTACAGTATGGGGGTGAAATAAATGAGCAATGAAGCACTCCGGCGATTTGCTGCTGGGAACGGTGTGAAGCTCTGGCAGGTGGCCGAAGCACTCGGAATCGCAGATACCAGCCTTTCGCGAAAGATGCGGAAGGAGCTACCGCCAGACGAAAAAGAAAGAATCGTCAGAATCATTCGAGAGCTTTCGCAGGAGGTGGTTTGATGGCGACGCTTGAACCTATCGCGGTCACAGAGAAACAAAAAATCTTTGAAATCATTCGGGAAATTTCTGCTGAGATGTAAGGGGTTAACGGCTCTTTATATTTAGATAATGTGTTGTCATTGTGTAAAATCCCGTGCTATGTTGTTTGGTACAGACAGGAGGCGATTTTTGTGGGACTTGAAACAGAGAAACTTTTTTTGCGTCCGTCTAAGGCCGCACAGCTTGTGGACACAAGCAGGCAAACGCTCTACGCTTGGATGCGGCTGCCGGGATTCCCTGTATACCGGATTGGGGGCAGCACTCTTATCGCTGCCGATGAGCTTGTCGAGTGGATCAAGACACAGGGGCGGTGAGCGGGTGACATATCTCGATCTTTTGAACTCGTTCCATCAATGGCAGAAGAGCAATTATCTGCCAGGAAATGCAAGGCTACTCTATTACGGGTTACTTGCCGTTTTCAATGAAGCGCGATGGCCGGAGCAGGTACAGATCGATAACTTCCGGCTCATGTCTATGCTCGACACGCGAACGGAGAGGGTAGCAATCGCGGCGAGGGATAGCCTTGTTGCTGCTGGCCTAATTGAATATAGCCGGGGAAAAAAGCGTTCTCCAAACACTTATCGGCTAAAATATACCCCTCAAAAAGTCAGTGAAAATGGCAGTGAATCAGGCAGTGTTTTTGACAGTGAAACGGTAAGTACATCGAGCAGTGTATCAGTATCGAAAACAGTCAGTCATATAAAAGAAAAAGATAAAGATGTTTCTTTTGTTCCGCCTCCCGCCGGAACGAAGAGATCGAAGAAGGTTTTTGAGCACGACTCTCTTCCATATCGCGCTGCGCGCTGGCTCGCGGATCAGATTGAAGGTCGCTTACCAAACTGCACGGCGCATTCAGAAACGACCTTGCAGAATTGGGCGGCGGACTTCGACAAGTGCCATCGACTGGATGGGCACAGCTGGGAGGACATCGATAAGGTTTTACAGTTTTCACAGTTTGATTCGTTCTGGCAAAGCAACATCCTGTCAGGGGGCAAATTCAGAAAACAATACACGCAGCTCCTGGCAAAAATGGGGGGTGGCGGCACGTGATGCAGGACACTTCTTCTCTTGAATATTCCTTGACTGCGACGGTCTGTCTTGAATCGCAGCAGGTCTTGAAACTTCGGCAGCTTGTGAGCACGGACGATTTTTCCATTCCGGCCTGCGCTACAGTTTTTGGCGCTGCGGACAGCGCTGTATCACGGGGCAAAGCGTTTGATGCGAACATCGCCGCTGACGGTCTTCGCGGGCTTGTGGATGCCCCTCGTAAGTTCCTCGCCGAGTGCATCGACGTGACGCCTACCGTGGCACACGCGGAGGAATATGCCCGCCTGTTACATACCAGAGCCGCGGAGAAGCGGCTAAGAGATGGTGTGCTTGCGGCACTCGATGAAGGGAATCCGGCAACAGCGATTGCCGAACTCTGCAAGGCGTTTCTCCTTGACAATGCAGGCGGACGACTGAAAAGCGTCTCGCAGGCCCTTACAGAGACCTTGCAGAGCCTTTCAGTGCAGGAGCAGGCCCGTATCGATACGGGATTCCCAAAATTGGATAGCATTTTGAAGGGGTTCGAGGGGGGACAGCTCATCATCGTCGGTGCTCGCCCAGGGGTCGGCAAGTCTGCTTTTCTGCTCGACCTTGCAGAAAGTGCAGCTCGAGCCGGAAACGAGACGCTTTTCGTCTCGCTGGAAATGAATGCTTCCGAGTTGACCGAGCGCTTGCTTGTGCGCCGCAGTATGGCGACGATGGATGAACTGATTGACCGCGATTTGACTGATGAGCTATGGGACGATATCGCGGCGGCGTCTAACCGCCTTGAACGTCTTCCTCTTCATTTTTGGGACAGGCCCGCGGCAACAGTGAGTAAAGTTCGAGGTGCAGCGGCGACCATTCAAAACCTGCGATTGATCGTCATCGACTATCTCGGCCTGATGCAGGCCGAGCGCCGTGCGGACAGCCGAAATCTTGAGCTCGGACAGATCAGCCGCGACTTAAAAAACCTTGCTTCCGAGCTGCAAATCCCCATCGTTGCGGCGGCACAACTTAACCGTGGTGTCAACGATACCGAGCGCCCGACCCTGCTTTCTTTGCGCGATAGCGGAGAGTTGGAGCAGAACGGCTCAAAAGTATTGTTCCTCTGGAAGATCGATGAGTTCGGGACAGTTGGGGTGTCCGTTGCGAAAAACCGCCGCGGTCGTCAAGGCGTTGTGCAGATGAACTTTGACGGCGCACATCAAAAATTCACCGAGCTTTCGGAGCCGTACCGCGAGCCAGAGAAAAAACGCCGGGGCGGATTTTTGGAGGGTGGCACATGAATATCTGAGGAGAGAAGAAAGAAAAGATGGTCAAAATTCAAATTTTATGGCGGAGGATTTATGACTATCTTGGAAGCGTACAGCATTCTAAAATCAACCAAACCCGCGCGCTGTGAGCGTGAGCGCTATCGCCAGCGTGACGAAATACAGCACCGTGTAATTCCGCTTTTGCCTGCTGATGATCGAGATAAGTTTGAGCGGGCAATGAACCGTCATTTTCGATTATAAAAAAAGCTCTCCCCAAATAGGGAGAGCGGCTCTTGCGGTGAATCCGATTTGTCGATTCTGATTTTACCACAGGAGGAGCGGATATGCAAGCAAAACCACTTGCCACAAATCTTGGCGAACAGGCAAACAAAATTGCAGTGTCAGTGCAGTCCGGTGACGGTGATGTATTGGCCTTGTGGGGGATGTGCCGCCGATATGCTATGCAGCAGGCTACACGGTGGCTCAGAGCGTTTGAGAGCAGCGGCGGTGTCGAATTAGACGACCTTGAACAAAGTGCGTTTATCGGGCTTCTAAAAGCCGTGCAGACATGGAAGCCGGAAAGCGGTGCATTCTCCACTTGGTACACCATCCAGCTAAAGGCGGTATTTGTAGAGGTTTACGGGATGAGGACGAAACGAACGCGCGAAGACCCGCTCAATAAATATCATTTATCGCTCGATACGCCACTGGATGAGAACGAAGACGGCAGCTTTACTATCGCCGATATTTTACCGGATGAAAGAGCAGAGGCAGAATTTGAGGACATCGAACAACGAGACTTTCAACAGGCTGTGCAAGCGGCACTTGCACAACTGCCAAATGCACAGCGCGAGGCCATCATCGGTGAATTCTGGTTCGGGCGAAAGCCTGATGCAAAGGCGCGGCGGGAAGCAATACGAGCCCTGCGGCACCCGCGTATCCGCAAACCGCTGATGGAGTATTACTAATAAAAAACACTGAAACGTCAGATAAAGCAGAGCCGGAAAGGGGGCTTTTCAAACTTTGTCAAAGAAAATTCGAGATGAGACCATTATTGACGCGCTTTTGATCTCCGCGACAGTGCGGAGCGCGGCGGCAAAGCTCGAGATCAACGAGCAGACGATCTATCGCCGAAAACGAGACCCTGAGTTTATGCAGAAGTATAACGAGGCACGGCGCGAGCGAACCGAAGCGGCGCGTAACGTATTGCAGGAGCGGGCACATGCTGCTGCGGATACGCTGGCAACGATCATGCAGGATGCAGACGCGCCCGCACAGACCCGCGTAAGCGCCGCAGCAGAGATTTTACGACAGAACGTGAAATATACGGAGATCACAGACATCATGCAGCAGCTTGACGAGCTTGAAGCATGGCGAAGGGAGCAGGAAAACCGATGAGGAAGAATTATGACATTCGCCTTGCGGCGCTGCGGGAATATCTCAAATCGCTGTCAGCCGATGAAACTACTTTTATTGTCGAGGGCGGCGCAGAGTATCACACAAAAGAAGATCCTTTTAACTACCTGATGCAGCACGGCGCAGTTACTCACGACGGGCGGCGCATTGTCCTTTATCCGCACCCAGTAGAGGGCATAGACGGGCTTAGCTTGAGCCTTTACCAGCTTATTGACGAAGCCATTGAGCGCGGCAAGCTGGAATTGCCGGAATTGGAGAGTGACGAACTATGAACAGCAGTATTAAAGCCCGCCTTGCCTCTTTACAGGCGATTGCAGCGCAGAAGCAAGAGGGCGTAGCTATTATGACCCTGCTTGAAAATGGCGCGTGGGCGGCTTGCAGAGCGCCGCAAAGCCCCGCAAAGGTATTTCAGACGCAGGAGGCAGCACGAGATTATTTATCAGACTGCGAAAGCGTTATCATCATCGACCTTTAAGAAAATCAGCGCAACAGCGCATAAAACAGAAAGGAATTTTGATATGAATTTTGAAGCCAACATTGAAACCGCTGATAGCGTAAAGGAAAAGGTCAAGGCCGCTTTCGGCTTTGATCTGAGAAGTGCCCTTGACCTTGTGAAACGCAGCGACTATGACACGGACGAGCAGTATTTGGACGCTTGCGCCCGCGCCGAGTTGGAACGCAGCAGCCCCGAATACAGAGCAGCCAGAAGCCGCCTTAAAGCTGAATGCCATGCACGGCAAGAGGAACAGGAGCGCAAGGCACAGAGCGAAAACTATAAAGCAATCCGCAGCAGCGTGAGCCTTGACAGCGTAGACAAGCACAATATCGATGAAGAAGCCGCCGCACTTGCCCGCCGCGATCTTTCCGCAAATCGTATTGCCGCGTCCGATCTGGGCGCGACCATTGAGAAGTACGCGGCAGAGCTGACGGAAAAAGCAAAGGACAGTAAGGCCAGCAGCGCTCTTTTCAATGCTATGCTGCGCGGTCAACTGTAAGGAAAGGAGAACACACCATGAGCCAGTTTAACATTTACGCCCGAAAGCTCGATACAGTTTTCAAAGAAGCCCGCAGCGAATACAACACCGCTTTCCGCGCACTCCAAGAGGCGCAGCAGGCCAGCCGTGACGCTAACGCATGGAAGCCCGGAGACAGCGCCGAGGAAAAGCAGGTTAGAACAACCCGCGCAGCGCTAAAGCTGCATGACGCAGAAGCCACTTTTAACGAGGTGAGCGCCCGCGTTTGGGACAACTTCAAGGCCACGCGCCGCACGATCCGCGCCGAGCTGGAACAGGCAGTGCGCGCCGCCAATATTGCAAACCCCGACGCAATCGACAATAACGCCCTTGAGCTGATGAAAACCGGCGTTCTTTCCCCGGCTGATTACTCCGCGTTCATGGAGCGATTCGACAGCAACCCCACAATGCTAAAGTTAGTGGGTCACTACGCAGCTGAAGCCGCAAAGACTACGGACAGCCGCCGAGAGGCTGCAGCCCTTAACGCTATCGCTCTTGACTGCCAGAGCGGGGAGGGCGCAGTCATGCGGGCATGGGATAGCATTTCGGCAATTTCTGACAGTTGCGGCGACGGGGACGGCTACCGGCGCAAATCGCCCGGTGTAATTGTCAGCATGAGCGAAAAATGGGACGATCTCGCGGGCGAGGCCGTGGAGAACTTCTGATTTTCGATAAGCGGCAGAGATCAACATTCTGAATACAAAGCTTCCTGAAAACAAATTTAAGGAGAGATAAATATGGAACTTAGTTTTGCGAACGGTGTGCAGGAATACACCGTGCACGGCGTTAAGGGCGATGTGATCATTCGATTCAACCCGACTGACGGCGCATTTATCCAGCGTCTTTACAACGCGTTTGACACACTGGACAAGAAGCAGGAGAAATACGCAGATGAGGTGCAGAAGTGCGGCGACCGCGTTGAGATTTTCAACATTGCCGACCGCCGCGACAAGGAGATGCGCGAGATTATCGACGGCCTTTTTGAAGAGCCGGTGTGTGACAGCATCTTTGGCAGCATGAACCTCTACGCGATGGCGGACGGCCTGCATGTGTGGACAAATTTCCTGCTTGCGCTGATGGATGAGACGGACAGCGCCTTTGCTCGTGAGCAGAAAGCCACGAATCCGCGCATTCAGAAGTACACGGCAAAGTATCGCCGATGAATTGGGGCTTGCCTACCTCCGTCGAGATCGGCGGAGAAAGCTATGAGATCCGCACGGACTTTCGCGTTATCCTCGACATTTTTGTCATGCTGAGTGATCCTGATTTGAGCGGCACTGACCGCGCAGAGGGCATCTTGCAGATGTTCTATGTCTCGCCTGAGGATATCCCGCCGCAGCATTTGCAGGAAGCTGTAGACCGTTTTACATGGTTCCAGAACGGTGGCAAAGAGCCGGACAAGAAGAAATCGCCGAAGCTGGTTGACTGGGAGCAGGACTATCCGTTGATCCTCCCGCCCATCAACCGAATATTCGGACAAGATATCCGCGGAATCCCTTATGATGCGGAGACCAACACCGGGGGCGTCCATTGGTGGACGTTCCTCGGTGCGTATAACGATCTCGGGGACTGCACCTTTGCGCAGGTCGTGCGCATCCGCGACAAAAAGGCGCGCGGCAAGACGCTTGAAAAGGATGAACGCGAGTGGTACCGCAGGAACAGCAATATCGTGAATATGAAACACAAACTCAGTCAGGAAGAAGAAACGACTATTTCTAAGTGGCTGGGAGCGGGAAAGGAGCCTGTGAATGGCAAATGCTGACGGCAGTGTGATCTTCTCTTGTGATTTGGATTCGACCAAAGCACAAAAGAAACTGAGCAAGCTGCGTGACGAGATATCCGAACTGAACAGCAAGCTTGAAAAGGAAACGGGCAATAAGATGAACCTTGAAAAGCAGCTTGACGCCGCATCTCAGGCAGCGAAAGCTACTGAGGAACGCGTGAAGATGCTGCGAAAGGAAGTCGAACGGCTGAACGACCGCGAATGGATCCAAAAACAGGGATTTACACAGAACGAGTATCAGGCCAAAGTGCTCGACCGCCGCGCCGCTGCGGAGGCGGAGCTCAAACAGCAGGAAGCGCTTTTGCGCACGCAGACGAAGGAGGTCAAAACGCTTTCGGCTGCTTACGAAGAGACGACCGCCAACATCAACAGCATGACGGTAAAGCTCGACAAAGCAAAAGTCGCTGCCGGTGAGTTGATCGCTAATACGGAGCAGGAACGCAGGGAGCGCGAGGCGGAGAATTCCGCGCTTGCCAAAGCGGGCCAGTATGCCGCGCGTTTCAGAGATCAGGTCAAGAGTTTAGCGCGCTCTATGCTTGTATTCTCAGTCATCACGGCGGCGCTCATGGCGCTGCGCAAGCAGATCAAGGCGGCTATTGCGACCAGCGCAGAGGCATCCGACGCTTTTGCCCGCCTCAAAGGTGCGCTGCTGACGCTGGCCGCGCCTTTGATGGACGTACTCATTCCGGCGCTGACGTGGCTGATGAATCTGCTTGCGGCCATTGTGTCGGAGATCGTGACGATCATTTCGATTCTGAGCGGTAAGTCAAAGAAGAGCATGGAGGCATCGGGCAAAAACCTCTACAAAGAGGCCACCGCCATTGACGCGACCGGCAAGGCGGCAAAAGAAGCGACAGACGCGCTCGCGGCGTTCGATGAGATCAACAAACTCAGCACGACAACGTCCGTTGGCGGCGGTGGCGGCGGAGCATCCGCCATTGCGCCGGACTTTGATTTTGACGAAGGGCCCATGATGGAAAAGCTCGACAAGGTGTTCCAGAAGATCAATGATATCTTTAAGACCATCCGCGCGGGGCTTGAGATCGTCGTGGATGACCTCAAATGGAGCTTTGACAAGAAAGTTATCCCCAAGAGCAAGGCAACATGGCTGACCGTTTTAACGGCACTGCTCGGTGCAACACTCGGCGCGGCGTTCGGCGGCATCACGGGCGGCGTCATCGGTTTATCCCTCGGTGTGCTGCTGGGGCTGTACCTTGTGGGCCTTGACCCCGAAACATGGAAAACCGAGATGGACGCAGAAGATGCGTGGATCGTGGTCATCACGGCTTTGCTCGGTGCGCTGCTTGGCAGCGTGTTTCTTGGCATCACCGGCGGCGTGGCCGGTTTCAGCCTGGGTGCGATCCTCGGCCTTTATCTCACCGGCTTTGCAGAGGGGGACGAGGAACACGGCGGCAAATCGCAGCTTCTTTCCGAGTTGATCGTCGTGCTGTGCGCGCTGCTTGGTGCTGTTATCGGCTCTATCGTGACGCCGGGCGTCGGTACAGTCGTCGGCATGGGATTAGGCCTGATTCTCGGACTGAGCATTTACAGCGTCCGCAAAGACCCGAAGAAGGGCACGCAGCGGCTTGTCAGCATCGGGCGCAGCGTGCTTCTTGGACTGCTGGCCGGTGTTCTTGGCGTTGGCCTTGCAGCGCTGGGAATCGTCAGCGCCGGTACTGCATTTATTATCTCGGCGGCGATCGGCCTTGCGCTGAAATTCTTCGTCGACAGTGTGGACGATTCCAAAGTCAGAAAGGCAACGTCCGGCTTTACCGGCACGCGCGTATCAACAAAGGCCCCAACGCGCCGCCGTCGGGTGGCGGCGCAGAGCTTAGACGGCAATGCGCCTGTGTACAACGATATCCCGCAGCTCGCACATGGCGCGGTCATCCCACCGAACAAAGAATTTCTTGCTGTACTGGGCGACCAGAAGAGCGGAACGAACATCGAAACGCCGCTTGCAACGATGGTTGACGCATTTAAGCAGGCTATGGCGGAATCGGGTGGCGGTGCAACTACGGTCGTTATCCAGCTCGACGGTAAGGAGATTGCACGTAGCACCGTAAAGAACATCAACAACATGACGCGCGCAGCCGGTAAGCCCGTGCTGCTGTACTAACAGGAAAGGAGACTGCAAATGTTTATCTTCGGCTATGATATCGTGCTCGACCGTCTGGAACGAGTGATCCACCAGCTTGTGGAGCTGCAGACGGCGGAATAACAGGAAATTGAGGCAGTAGATGAGAACAAAAAGCAATTCTGAACACCCGCTTTGCGAGCTTAGTAAAGAAGAGATCGCGGAACTTTTTGCGAACCTCGAGCCTATTGAACTTCCGGATGGGCCGCTCACAAACGAGGGAGAACCGTGCGTAATCACAACTTGCACATTGACAGTAGAAGAACTTGGACTCAAGAACCATGCAAAGCGAGGAAAGGTTTGCTCAGAGTAAAGAAGAGGACTGCACCGTTTTGTGCAGTCCTCTTTAATTATGTTAGTGCCTTAACAAATTCAAGCATCTCGGTTACATCTTTGTCGGGAAGCATCATAACTTTTCGGATAATCTCTTCTTTCAACTCCTGCAAATCTAATTGCTCAGTTGTGTGTACCTGCTCGCTCATCTGTTTTCACCTTCTTTCCGAAAAGCTCACGTTCGCGCTCGACGGTCATGGTAGCGCCTATGAGCAGCACCTTTCCGACCGGCGTTTGCACGGCCGGATAGAATCTATCGTTATCGTTCATAGTGTGACCTCCATGCTTTGCATCAGCTCTTTGACGGATACGCCGGACAGATCGGCGACGAAGGAAAAGTGCGTCCCATGCTGACGGTACACGGCCCCGCAGGTCGGGCAAATATGCACCGTGGCGGCGTTCATAAGCGGTGTATTACAGCGGGCGCAGTATAGAAGATTCATGCGCTTGCCCCCTTACCTGTCAGAAGTTTAATTGCATCTGCATCGTCGAGATCATAAGTTGCGGATCGCATTTCTTTCTGGGCGTGTTCCCTTGCTTTTTCGGCGTCTGCCGTCAGTTGAGCGCGTTTCGCTGTTTCTAAAAAGCACTGCACGCCCGGTGCGTCATAGTGCCCGAGCATCAAGTGATAGTCGCGGATGGCGTTTGCCATTCTATCGTAGACAGAATACAGGATGCGACCAATGAATTCTAAGTCTCTCGATTCGATATTTTTTCGCTCCCTATCAGAAAAATACTGCTCCCAAATATCATAGATCAAGTCTGATCCGTTTTCGAAAGCGGTAAACATGTCGAGCGTTGCATTGTCGACAGTTAGGCGCTCATGTGCGGTAAGCTCAGATAAATAACTCATATTTCCTCCTTGTTTTCTTGGCGGGAGGTCGGTATAATACCGATACCGGCCTCCCTGTGGTGGTTGGTGGTGGCTCCGTGTCTTGCTTTGGTCGGCTGGGACATGGAGCCTTTCTCATGCGATGCTATCTTGATTTTCCGTAGCAGCGGAATGAGAATCAAGCGATTGTTGATCGTTTAATTGCTGACTTAGTAAAGTATCAATCATGTTACAGACTTCCTGTTTTTGCGCATCATTGAGCGTTTTATAAAGTTCTGCTACTAGCTGGGTTTGTGCATCCATTTTGTGACCTCCTTGTCAATCCTCCTGTGGTGGTTGGTGGCTCTCTGCATCCGGCTTTGGTCGGCGGTGATGCAGAGGGCTTTTTCTTTTCCTCCTTACGTGTGCTATTATAGTTCACTTATTAAGTGAATGCAAGAGAGCAGTTTCTACAAAAGTTTACTTGTTAATATGTCTATAATGTTCACTTGTTAAGTGCTTGCGGAGGGAGTATAATAAAATTGATTAGAAGGGAGTGGTGCATATATCGCCGCAGAAATATACGGAGGCCCGTAAAGAGGGCAATAGGAAATGGGATACTGCGAATCTTGATCGCGTGTCCGTTGCTATGCCGAAAGGCAAGAAAGATATTATCAAAGCCCACGCAGAAGCCCGCAGCGAGAGCGTAAACGGCTTTATCAACCGAGCCATAGACGAAGCCATAGAGCGCGACGAAAGCGCTCCTGCGGCGTCTGACAGGCATTTATAGGACGTTTGCAAGATGGCATAGCGTATAAACACTATAAAACAACAAACCACAACATAAGCACACTGCTCAAACCATAAATTTCAGGAGGTTTGCTTATGCAGTATTCACTTTCTACTTTGAAGAAAAAGGCCAATGATGCCGGTTATTCGTTCCAGGAAGGTTATCAGCGGTATAACCGAAAGGGCTGGGGCTATGTCCCTGCAACTGATGGAGATCGTGTTGTAGGATATCAGATTTTTGACTATCAGTCAGGCTTTCTGGTATATCCCTCATACAACGATATTCACGATCACGCTTTGGAGCTTGAAGAAGCGGTTACGCTTCTAAAGGAGCTTTGCGCGGCCCGTGGTGTCACGTTCTGATTTTCGCCGCTAAAGAATACTGAAAGCTATGCCATTGCAAAATAGAAGATCGGCGTTTTGAGCGGTGGCGTCGATCTGACTAAAAGCGAAGAGCGGAGGGTGATTCCTCCGCTCTTGCTGCATATATTGTGGGGATGTCTTAAAGGTCGGATTTGAAATCCGAGCCTTTCGGTGCATTGAGGGCTTCATTTGAAATGAGACCCTTGCAACCGTCCAGATCAGGCGCTCACTGCGCCGATTTGGAATCCGGGCAGTGAAGCTCGCTTCGATTTGAAATCGAGGCGAGCGATGCTAAGCGTAGACGGAACCGTTCAGAAACAGCCTGAGCACGTTTAAGCATGTCTGCGGTAAAAAATTGTGAGTTTTCATTGACAAAGAAGGGCGAGAATGCATATACTTCAAGTAGGCAGCAACGTGATTGTCTGCCGTGACGTTGAAGCAAGTGATGGGGTCAGCATCCGTACACTTGTGGAGTCTTGTATTAGGGTTAAGCGGTTTCCACAGGCTGATGTAGGGTTAAACCCGAAAGAAAACGCTGTTCTGCAGCACTTTGGCTAAAATGCTTGTACGCTTTTTCAAATTCTGTGCAGCCCGCGAATTGCAAACCGCAATATTTAGGCTATAATAATATTAACAGGACCCCCCGCACCTCTCCACGGCAACGTGTGATGTGTCCCAGGGGGGACATTTTATATCTGGGAGGAATCTGCTGTGGAGCTGAAGCCTGCGACGACATACGACGAACAGTTGAAATTGCTTCAAGAGCGGCATTGCGAGATCGTAGATCCAGCGTTTTGTAAAACAGTTCTACAGCATATAAACTACTATCGTTTTACAGCGTACTTCCTGCCGTTTAGAACTGCTGATGGAATGTATCGAGATGGGACAAGCTTTCACAGAGTATTTAGAATATACGAGTTCGACCGGAAAATGCGGCGGGTTTTGTTCTCAGCGGTCGAGCAGGTAGAGTTATATCTGCGGACACAGTTTGCTTATTTTTACGCACACAAGTACGGCCCTCTCGGCTATATGGATGCGTCAAATTACGGGTCCAACCACGATCATGCACGCTTTCGGAAGCTGTTTGAATCAGAAGTACAACACAACAAAACAGTTCCATTTGTGAAGCACCACTGTGAAAAATATGAGGGCAATTTCCCTATATGGGTCGCTACGGAACTTTTTTCGTTTGGGATGCTGTCTTTCTTTTACCGCGATTTAAAGACGGCAGATAAAAAGGAGATTGCAAGGGACCTGTATAAAACCACTTATGGCAATCTCGATAGCTGGCTGCGCTGCTGTACAGATCTGCGCAATATCTGCGCGCATTACGGGCGTTTGTACTATCGTGTCTTTTCTGCGGTACCGGCCACGCCAAAGGGATTTCCTGTCGTGCTACAACGCAGCCTTTTTGATAACATCGTGATGCTGAAATTTTTGTACCCGGACAGAGACAGATGGAACAGTGAAGTTCTGAGCGCCATAATAGCGCTTTTAGAAGAGTACGCTGGAGATATTGAGCTGTCTCATATCGGATTCCCTGATAATTGGGAAGAACTTTTGAGAGCCAAATAAGGGAAGAATTAAGCCTGATTTTGACCCCTAAGTTTACCCCAAACAGCTTTTACAAGGCTTTACAGCATTTTACGCCAAAATCCGGAAAGCCTTGAAAACACAGGGATTTCTTTACGCGCATTTACAGCATTTTACACCTACTATCGAATTCAAATCCTCTCTTCCGCGCCAAGTAAAAACCTTGAAGCCATAACGGTTTCAAGGTTTTTCTTGTTTTTGGTAAAAACGTTTTTGCTTCGGTTTGGAATAGTTCCTTCCGTGGGCTACATTGTGGGCGACATAGTAGTTTACTTCACCGATTTTGTTCTACAGTTGACGCTATTGTTTATGATTTTATCCTGGGCAGAAGATAGCAGCTCGTCCCACGAAATAGACTCTGTAGAATATCGGCAATGGTTACTGCATGTCCAAAACACTTTAGCCTTTGGTTGACCTCTTGCATAAAACGCTTTTGATTTTCCGGCGAGAGGCGGCTAAAGTCCTTTTGGAGTTCCAATCCTGATTTAGAAAGTTTTGCCATAAATTTCTCATATTGTCCTTGATCTGCAGTCATGCGACACCTCCGTACTCCTTTAGTGTGTTCTGCGCTCCCATAAAATCATAGCACGCCTTCTATGGACTGGAAAGGCAGTATCGAATTTACAAACAAGTTCTGAACGAAAAGACAGCATTTCTTCTCGATGATTTTCCATTTTTCTGTTACACTACGGTTATCAAAATTTACGGAGAAAGACTATGACGAAAATCTTATTTATCTGCTTGGGCAATATCTGCCGCAGTCCGATGGCGGAGTTCGTGATGAAGGACTTGGTGAAGAAGACAGGGCTTGCTTCACAGTTTCATATCGAATCGGCGGCGACCAGCCGGGAGGAGATCGGCAACCCGGTCTATCCACCGGCACGGCGCAAGCTCGCCGAGCACGGCATTTCCTGCGAGGGACACGCTGCGCGCCAGCTCACGGCGCAGGACTACGAGGAGTACGATCTGCTCATCGGCATGGAGGGTGCGAACCTCAAAAACATGCAGCGCATCTGCGGCGGTGATCCGGCGGGGAAGATGCACCGGCTGCTCGACTACACCGATCGCCCGGGCGACGTCGCCGACCCGTGGTATACAGGCGATTTTGAAGCGACGTGGCGGGATGTCTCAGAGGGCTGCAAGTGCCTTTTGGCAGAGATCGAAAAAAGCGGGATTTGATGGTATTTCAAGACGGGAGGTAGACGATGAGCGAGATCAAGATTCATATTTTCCACATCGGCAAGGTGTGCGTCGCGCCGGAGCTGCCGTTCGGCGGCGAGCATTGCAGCGCGCTCAAGGCGTCTGGCGTGCTGGATAGAAAGTCGAAACGGCTCTGGCTGCCGGTTTCGGCCTATCTCATCGAGTGCGCGCACGGGAACGTTCTGTTCGACTGCGGCTGGCACGCGATATGAGCCCGCACGGCGTCTTTGAGCGCAGGGCGCAGATCCGCTCGCTCGGCTCGCTGCCGCTGTATTTTACGAATCAGGTTGTTGTCGAAAGCAGTGCGGCCATCGACGAGCAGCTCGCGGCGCGGGGCGTCGCGCCTGTCGATTGGGACGCGGTGCTGCTCTCGCATCTTGACTGCGACCACGCGAACGGTCTCAAGCTGGTCGCGGACGCGAAGAAAATTCTCATTTCGAAGGACGAACTGCGCTTCGCGGAGAACGGCTCACCCGTCAACCGCATCCGCTACAATGCGGACTGGTGGCGCGGCACGAAGATGCAGACCTTCGACTGGAATGGCCTTATCGGCTCCGCAGGCCGGTCTTACGATGTGTTCGGCGACGGGATGCTCGTGATGGTCAACATTCCGGGCCATTCCAAGGGCCTGTGCGCGCTCAGGATCACGGGGGAGGACGGGAGGTTGCGCCGACAGCGGCTACGCGAAAAAATCATGGGAGCAGATGCTGCTCTCCGGCATCGCCGACGACCGCGCGGCGCAGAAAAAGTCGCTCGCGTGGATCAGGGCACAGAGTCGGGAGCGGAACTGCGTTGCGTGCATCGCCAACCACGATTTCGATGTCAAACCGGGCGCGATTACATTATAAAAGAGTGAACAGGCAGCGCCAGCGGCGCTGCCTGTTACTCTTTTCAGGGCTTAATAATTTCTACCGTGGATGTTCGGAATTTGTTAAGAATTTTCACAGTGGAATCACAAGGTTTGCATGATATAACTTTTCCCACAGGCGGGAAAGAAACCAAAATGGGCCGGAGCTTCCGGCAATGGAGGAACATATTATGCAGACTGTCATCACGATCAACGCCGTCATCATGGCGCTATTTTTCGTATGCTATTCCTATCAATTCTTCTATGTGGCGGTGGCGCTGCTGAAGCGGAAAAAATTCACCTGCCGCAATGAAAACCACCGCATTGCCGTCCTCATCGCCGCGCGCAACGAGGAAAACGTCATCGGCCAGCTGCTCGACAGCATCCACGCGCAGAAGAACTATCCGATGGACCATGTGGACATCTACGTCGGCGCGGACAACTGCACGGATGACACGGCCCGCGTGGCGCGCGAGCGCGGCGCGATCGTCTTTGAGCGCCACGATACGGTGCATGTCGGCAAGGGCTATGTGCTCAATGAAATGCTCAAGCGCATCAAGCACCCGGGCCGCAAGCACTACGATGCCTATCTCGTGCTGGACGCCGACAATATCCTCGACCCGAACTTTATCTCCGAGATCGAGAAGGTCTACTCCAGCGGCTATGAGATCGTGACGTGCTACCGCAACTCCAAAAACTACGGCGACAACTGGATTTCCGCGGGCTATGCGCTGTGGTTCCTGCGCGAGGCGCAGTATCTCAATAACGCGCGCATGCGCCTTGGAAGCAGCTG